GACCAACTGGACCAGTCATTGGCTGAACGCCGACTAATTCGTTAGCGATAACAGTAGGCATAACACGACGGATAACCGGTAGAATTACACGGTTAAGAGTAGCGATATTACCTGCTGTTGTTGTACCCGCTGAACTTTCAGCGAGTAACTGTTTGCGAGTGTTTTCTAATAAAACACCCATAGTTGAACGACGAGTTCCTTTTAAGCCTTCCATCAGAGCTTCTTTGGCTTCGTCCCAACGGCTTTCTAAGAGTACTTGTGACATAATTATATTTCTCCTAATTTGTATGTCTAATTTTAAAGCCCTGCCAAACGCTTAATGTCGATAACATTGTCACGGTGTTGTGACTCATCCTCAACTTTTGGTTTGATTGCAGCTTTATCTCCAGTTACTGTAACTGATTCATTAATCACAGCCTTTTTAGTAACAGGCTTTTCTGATCCAGTATTCAGTACTGCTGGAAGATACTTGTCGAAAGCGGACTGTAGACGTGGTGTCTGTACGCTTTCCAATAAGTTCCTCATTAACCCAGCTTTTTCCTCATTAAGAGTTGAAAGCAATTCACCCATGACTTTGTTACGCTCATTGGATTCTTTGATAATGCGAACTTCTTGTTCCTTACTTTCAATTAAGACCTTAGCCTTATTGATTTTTTCGGCAGATTCAGCCAATTGACGATCTTTTTCTTCTAACATTGATAGAAGTGAACGTGTGTCAGCCTTCTCATTTAAATGAGTTGAACTATATTCACTTGCATATGCTTCAAAGATTTTGCGACCAAAATTGTTTTCACGTGCAACTTTGATATCTTCTTTCAATTGACCTAATTCACCCTTGAGGTGAGTAGTAACAGCAGAATTTAAACGCTTAGAACTTTCTGTAACAAATTTGTTCTTCAGTAATTCCAATTGTTTGCGTCCTTCAGCAACTAACTTAACCTTCGCTTCAACCACAGCTTGCTTATCTTGTGCAAATTCTTTAATTTCACGTGCTAAGGCGTGAACAACGAACTGCTCAAGTTTTTGCTGACCTTCTAATTGTAGTTTACGATCATTACGTAGTTCTTTGATTTCTTCAGCTAACTTAGTTACCATAAAATCATTAAACTTCGCAGCATTTTCACGCAATTTTACTTGTGCTTTAACGCGGTCTTCGTTCATTGCTTGTCTTTCAGAATAAAATTCACGAATTTCTTCTTCAAGATTTGCAGTCACCATTTTATCAAGGGCTTCTACCATTACATTCTTATCATGCTCATATCTCTGTGCGAATTCTTCATGCAATTCTGCACGTACTTGCTCCCGAGCCTCATTCAATTTTGATTCCCATGCTTCGTTTATAGCTTGGCTGGTTTCTTCATTGATTATTCCGCTCTCAAGTAATGGTTTAATAGCATCAAACATGCTGTATTCCCCTATTATAACTTGAGGTCCTTGATAAGACGAACCACTTCGTCCTTCAGGTATCTCTGTACTTTTTTGTCGTTTTGTGCGTCTTTTGCTATTTCTAATAATTTATGACCATGACGCATATTCATCATACCTTCATAAATTGCTTTTGGATAAGCATTAGGTGCACTAGGCTGTGCGACAATATCCACAGTGACTATTTCAAAGTCACTAACCTTACCAGTAGCATCATCTACGTTGCCACTTCCTCTACTACTAACTCCTAATTTTACCCCACTCTGTAGCATGGTAGAAACGAGTTCTCCCATTGGAGTAGGTAATATTTTAAGTTTTCCAAAACCATTAGGACCGTCCATCCACATATTTGTTATCATGTGTGATACACGGTCTAAATTGATTTTTAGGTCATCTGGATGATCAACTTCGCCTAAAACGCTGTTGCCATTCATAATTTGTTCATTGAGTTGTTCAACTGCAGACTCAATTTGCTCGACAGGGTAAACACGCTCATTAGCATTCTTTACCCCACCCTGAATGAAAATACCTTTCATGTAGAGAGATTTTTTATTCTCTCCATCACTGATACTTTCAACGACCATGTTAGCACGGTCGAACGTTAAGTTTTCTCTAAGATACAAAGCCATTTGCTTTTAGAGTTCCTTATTTCTTAATAATTTTCTTAACGGACTTCTTAGATTCAGCAACAACGCTTTGGTTGTTTTGGCCTTCACTTCCTTTTCCGTGTTGTGGCTTAGGTGCTTTTTCTAGATTCATGCCTTTTTGTGCAGCACGATTTTTCCAGTTATTTGCATCTTTAACATCTTTAGTATCTGGGCTTAATAAACCACCTTTTGTACCACCTGTTGAGCTTTCGCCACTGAAGTTAACTGGCTTAGCACCTGTTTGTGTTACTTTTGGCTTTGTTAATGCTGGGCTCTTTGTTTGTGCGCCATCATCACCACCAATTTTGCTATCGTATAGACCAGATACTTTAGTTAATTGCACAGATTCTTCGAGGCTTTCTTCAACTGATTCTTCATCATCCTCTTCATCATCTGCAGCTTCCATCATATCTTCTTCGTCATCAGATGCTTCCATCATATCTTCGTCGCCCATGTCGTCATCCATGTCACCCATGTCACCCATGTCGTCATCATGACCCATTAATTCTTCGAATTCTGCCATTAGCATATCTAGTTTATCTTCTAGATCAACTACACGATCCTCAAGGTCTTCTTCTGATTCTTCATCACCAAAACCTTCTTCGTCGTCAATTTCAATATCTGCGAACTCGTCCTCATCTTCTGCCATACCTTCTTCGTCACTTGCTACATCTGACCCAATTTCATCAAGAAGGTCGCCTGACATATCTTCAGCCATTGCTTCTTCGTCCATTATTGATTCATATATTTCTCTGGATTTTTCAACCACTATATCGTGAAATAATGCACGTGCTTGTTCTTCATTCTCATTGATTATTAATTCAATAAGTTGTTCAAATTTTCTATTATCCATTATTAATATCTCCTTTAGAAATGGCTTTGTAATATTTATTTATTGGGTATATAGGAAAACAGCACAAAATGTGCTGTTTTTTTGCGTTTTTTAGTAGAATATAGAAATTTAAGCTGCCGGAGGTGCTGCAGGAGGTTGATATTGTTTACGTATCTTTTTTAAGTTTTTAGATTTTTCAAAATTTCTTACATCAAACATCTTGCGTAGTTTTCTTATTTGTCTTAGTGTTAGCTTTGTTTTACGGCTTTCTTTCCAACGAGGTTTGCTGTTATCATCACTAGTATCTTGATAACCGGGCACTGCTGGTTTAAACATCTCAAAAAGTTTCATAGATATGTATTTATCTTACATCGCTGGAGCCGGCGCCGCTGCTGCTGGAACGCCGCCACCCGGCATTGCTTGAGGACCAGCTACACCCGGCGCTACTTCAGGTGGCGGAGGCATTTCACCTTGATCCATTCCCTCAGCAGATTCTAAATCTGTATCAATGTCACCTGCGCTAATACCAATGCTACGTAAGTCACTGCCCTTAACATCGTCAGTAACTTCAGACTCACGTTCTTCTTCCCACATGCGTTCATTTTCGGTAATTTCTTCTTCAGTAAGACCTAAGAATCGTTGCAGTGCAAAACGTTTACTTATATATGGGAACGCTTCCATAGTTGAGAATGTAGCTACTCTATCTTTGTCTAACTCACTTTGACGGTAGGCTGCAAAGTTTTGTGGAGCATTGAATTTAATATTGAATAATCCACTATCAATATTAAAGCCTCTCCAACGTAAAAATAGCTTGAATTCGTCATCTAGTTTCTGTGCAATATAGTTCTGTAATCTCTCACAATACTGATTAAATCTGAATTCTTGTATCATTGCTGTACCAACACGTCCGTCGTTTAATGGCACTTGACCATCATCAGGTCCTGTTGGTAAGTAACTGCTAGGAACACGTAAACCACGTGCTAATCTATTATTAAAGTATTTTAAATCGTCAATTTCACCTAAGTTTTGACCGCCTTGTAGCATTTCAACTGTCGAGCCACGCCCGTCTGCTGTTGTTGGGAAGAAGTAATCTTCGTTGATACTCAACGGATTATATGTAGCATCTAATACACTTGAGCCACCTTGAGATGTTGGTATTCTGCGCTGATGAATCTCATTTTTTACTCTATCAACAAACGCCATAGCCATGTGACTTGGCATGTTACCTACATCAATTTTGAATACTCTGCGTTCTGGAGCACGTGAAACACGATAGATTAAGATAGCATCTTCTAATAGTTCTTTTTGCTTGTAAACTTTGAAAATACTCTCTAATATACTTTGACCAAAAGGCCAATATCTATCTAATCCTTCAGTTAAACTTAGATGAACTACGTGTTTAGCATCTACTGCTGCTTCGTTTTGTCCTAAACTAAATCTACTTCCTGTAGTGCCATATGGCTCATTTGGTACTGTATAACTGTATGGTGCACTATATCCTGCTGTTGGTGGTTGTGCTTGAAAGTCTGTCGTTGTCTTTGCTGCAACAGTTAAATTCTGTAAATTAACGTTTATATCTTTAACTACATATTGTTCGGGCAACTTACCTTCACTTTCATTGACAATAACTTTACCTACTTTAGTTGCATCTACCCAGTATAATTTAAAATTCTCAGGATCACGTACAAAAAACTGATCCCCATACTTAATAGTATTTCTAAAAATCTTAAATATACGATTGTCAAAATCGTTGAGTTTACACCATTGCTGCAATTGTTTCTTTAGTAATTCTACTTCATGTGGGGTTGGATCGTCTTTAAATTCTAAGCTAAATGGTGTGTTATTATGTTCATTTCTTTGTGTACTGAACTCTGCAATAATGTCTAAACAAGCATTAATTTCAGCATCTACATCCATCATTTCATACTGGTTGTAACGTTCAATACGATTTGGGTGACCTGTGTAGACTTCAGGCAAACGGCTCATGTAATTCTTGTAGCCAAACTCTGCATTGTTCCAGCCACCTGTAGGTTCGTTATTAAACCCAGGGCCATTCCATGCACCGCTGTTGCTATTGTTTCCTGATATAGGACTTAATTGACCTGTAGTGTTTACAGTGGAAAAACGTTTTTTATATGCCATGATTACTATTTATTATTAATTGCTTATGTACAGTTTAATATCACTGTATATGCTATTGCTTTCGGATATTTTACGATTCAAATCGTCTATTTTTTCTAATAACACCCCTGCAAATTCATCAGATTTTGATTTTACGGGTGCATTTGGACTATAAATTTTAGGTTTAGTAATTGATCCTCGCATATTAGAAAAGTCATTCATACCTCCCGATTGTTTTAATTCAATAGGAATCGTATTACCCTTCATTCCGACTTTAGCTTCTGTACCATGCATTTCTAACCAACCAGGACCAAACACACCTCCGTCTTTAGCTTTTGGCATTACATGCACTGGATCATTTTCTATAGGATAATGTCTGCGTAATCCAAAGTCATCCAAATATCCATTCTTTTCTAACCAATCTAACTGATCTCTATTAATGTCAACTGCTGTTCCAGCACCATGACCCCCTGGTGATGCTGATGGCATATATAGCCAACCGTATTTTTCTGTCCAAACTTTTGGATTTGGATTCTTTTCCCAAGGATAACGTCCACCTGCTTTACGCCATTCGTCATACATATCCTTCTGTTCTTCTTCTGAACGATATGAACTTGTGATGTTAAGTTTGTTACCTGTCATCTCAAAATATTTTTGAGCCATGGCTAAAACTTTTTCTTGAAAATTAGGATTTATCTTAGTCCAGCGTTCATACTCAGTTCCCTTACCGCTTAGATAAGTTTTATAAGTTTCAGCTTTTCGTGTTTCTGCTTTTTCACTTTCTGTTTTTTGTCCTTCTGCTACTGTTTTTCTTTTAATTAAATATTCACGTTTCTGTTGTAATTCTTCTGATGTTTGTCCAAATTTTTCTTTTTCTTGTTGCTTTGATTCTTTAATTTTATCTTGATATGTTTTAGCTTCTGCATCAACTGATGCCAATTCACCTGACAATCTAGTTTTTTCTTGTGATGTACCTGCTTGAGAAATTTTACCTTCTAACTCTTTTTTTCGTTTAATTGCATCCTGTAATTTTTTTTCATTATCTTTTTGTATATCTGCAAAAGCCTTTTGTGCTTGTATTTGATTATCAGTTTCTTTTATTGATTTGTTTAAAACATCAAGATAACCTTTGATTTGTGATGTATCTCCTAAAGCGACTAGTGCCTCATCAATTTTACTACTATCTAAACCCAACAACCATGCTCCTAATCTTATGGTTCCTATTGCTGTTTGTTTTACTAAATCACCTAATTTTCTTAACGCACCGTTTACCGGTTCTTGAATTACTCCAATTAATTTATCTTTAGCAATGCCGGTTTGTTGAGCTGCTTCAAAATTGGCTATTTGTACATCTTTCAGTGCATCATCTACTTTTTCCCCAGCCTTTTCACCCTTTTTATATAATTCTAGTTCAGCCTTTATTGATTCCATACTTTGCATCCGAATCAATCTTTCGGCACCATTCAGTGCTTGAACACTTGTATTTGTTTTTTCTCTAAACTCTTTACTTTGCATTAATGCTTTTTTATTTTTTTCTTCGTAGGTTAAAGAAGATTTTGCTATTTTTTGCATAAACTCATATTGAGTAATACGTCCTGCATCTAAATCAGCTTTCCATTGAACAATTTGTCCATTTGTCTTAGCAAGTAATGCTTCTCCTTCTTTTGTGGTTGCTGTTCCTGTCGCTAAAAAGTCACGTACTCCTTTAGCAACGTCAGGTCCTAAAAAGCTTTGAGCAATTACTTCTGCTTCTTGATATTTGTCTGCTAAAAGTTTTCCTTGTTCAGTTTTACGCAACATTCTTAAACGCATACTAAATTGTACATCTCTTGCTTGTTCTGCTATTCTAGCTGACAGGTCAGCAATATTTTCACCTGTAAGTCTTGATAAGCCTACCAATGATGTAACGTAGGCTCTGCTTTCATCTCTTAATTTTTCATCATTTTTTTGATATTTTGTACCTAACATTTGTGTCATTGATACATAATCTGCTTGTAAATTTACTAGATCAGATTGACTTACACCCAATCTCATAAACTCACTGACTACACCATCTCCTGTTTTTGCAATCTTTCCAAATTCTTGAGCTCCTATATTAGTAGTGTCTCCTAAGTTTGTTAACCCCGTACCTAATTTCTCATAAGATTTAAGTAATCCAATATTGTTTTTTGTCCAAAATCCTGCTTCATTTGATATTTTAGTAAAACCTTCAACACTGCTTCCGATACCTATACCTAATTTTGCTACTGCATCATAGGTGTTTAATTGTGCATCATTACTTTCTAGAACTGCATTGACTAAAAGCCTTCCCGCCTCAATAAGACCAAATACCACTGCTCTAGTTTTAGGCAATCCAGTAAGGGCAAACAAAGCACCTAGTTTTAAAATCTTTGATGAATCATCAACCGTTTTTGTCCATTTGGTGAAACTAACCTCGCTCGACATTAAAGCCGAACTTGTTGATTCAACAGTTTCTTTAAAACTGCTTACTGCACTTGCTAAACCACGTGAGGAATTACCAACTGAATTGATTGCAGTGTTATATCTTTGAAGGGCAGCAGTAATTTGTACTACTGAATCTGAAGCATTTTGTGCCATATTTTATCGCCTTAAATATACAAGCATATCATTTTGTAGTTGATTGTTTTTAGATATGTTGTCAAGAAGTGAATCCATTTTACTTGAAACTAGATTTATTAAACCACTATCTTCACCGCCCTGACTTACATTTACTGTGTTGTTAACTTGATTTAAATTACTAACAATAGATGAGGCATAACCACTGAGTAATCCTGAAATATTTTCAGATTGCAATAATGGATTTTGTCTCTTACTTAATAATTCACTTGGTAAATTTTTAAATGACACTGGAATACTTTTACCGTCTGGTAATGGCACTACCGCTTGAAGTTTATCACCAAGTTTTTCATTGTAACCACTCATTGGTCCTGAGGAGATACCAAAATTATAATTATTGGTATTTGAAAAATCACCTCCACCCATACCTGATGAGGAACCAGAACTAGAAACGGGTGATGTAGTGGTTGTAGGCGTGTCCTTACCAGTTAATCTTTTTAATTGTTTTTTAATTCCTTCAATTTCATTTAATTGTAGTTTTATCTGTGCATCAACATATGCTTTTTTAACTGCATCAACCGGTCCACTTAAGTCTACTCCTAATGCTTCCAGTTTAGAAGTTTCCTCTCTATCTTTATAAAGATTGCCTAGTCTAGTTTGTTTCTCCATAAGCATCTTGTTTAAGTCACCTGCATCTTTAAACATGTAGGGGAAATCCGGATCTACTACACCCAAATCAGACAACTTTTTCATAAAGCCTTGAGTTAATTGATCTAACCCTTGAAGTAAATATGTGAACCCTGGATTAACGTAATCGGCAACTAGTTTTACCAATGTTTGAAATGCTGTTTGTACTTCTAATTGAGATTCAATAAGTTTTATCTGTGTTTCTTTTAACCCACCCTCTTTTGGTTTCATTGCGGCTTCTGCTTGACGGTCTACTATTTCTTCACGTTTTGCGGTTAAATCTTTTGCTGCTCCTTTAGCCGTTTCTGAATTTGCACCAAATTGCTCTGCTACGTCTTTGTTCATTGCAGCAGCTTCACCCATATTTTTTTCAAAATTGTTATAAGCTGCGCCGTAACGTTTATTAAATTCAGTAATATCAATTTCACCGTCTTTGAACTGTTTTACCCATTTATAAATATCACTGCCTGCTACACGTAACATGGCTCTTGCTTCTTCACTTTGTGCTGCTGGACCTAAGCTTACAATTTCCCTAAATGCTTTTTGCTTGTCTGCGCCAAATAGGGAGCCTACCTGTGTAACGCCATTCATTAATCTGTCAATTACTTCTTGGCTTTTTGCTCCTGCTTTTTTGCCTTCTTCTCGCAAGAAAATATTAAATGCATAATCTTTTAAATCTTCTGCTTGCTTAGCCTTAATTGCTTCTGGAGTTTCTCCTGTAAGTGCAGCTAACTCCATTAATTGTTTACCGTAATTTAAACTTCTATCTTTTAATGTTTTTAAATCATTAGTTCTTACAACACCTAATTTAGTTTGTTGCTTTATGTAATCAGCTTGGTTTTGTGTAATTTCTTTTTGAGAATAACCTAATCTTATTTGCGCCGCTCTTTGCTCTTTTGAGATACTTGCTATATCAAAAAAAGCTTTAATACCTTTTCCTGCAGTGTCACCTAAGAATGTTAGATCATTCCCTAAACCTGCGGTAACTCCCACAAGATCACCAACACGGTCACCTAAATATCCAGTATTTTTAGTAATGTCAAATAGACTATCAGCGGTTCCTTCTCCTGCGTATCCAAACTTTGCTAGTGTGTCATATGCATTTAAATATTGATCATTTTGTTTAAAGACAGATGTAACCAAATCTCCTAATACTTCGGTAACGCCGCCTAAAACTTTACCCAATGGCATCATAGCGCCAAAGATTGAACTTAATCCACTTGAAACTTGTGTTACTGTTGAACTGTACTTTGAAAAACTAATTTCACTTGAAGAAAGGGATCTATTAAATGATATTGCCCCTGAATATATTTGTTTTACGCCAAAAGTAGTCTTTGAGATTTGTTCTGCTGTCATCCCCATTGACTTACCAAACTTTTCAAACATGCCCGCAGAGGCACTACTTTGAAAAGCTAATTTGTCTGCTGCATCGGTTAATTTGGCTAGTTCTGCGTTAAGCGCGGCTTCATCCAAGGAATTATTCCTCCGTAAATTATGGATCTAAATATCTTGTTAGTATTTAGTTTAAAAAAATCACACTTTTTGGAGATAGTATGTCAATAGAAAATAACCCGTTAAAGCAGTACTTCCGTAGACCTAGCATATATTTGAAGTTGCCAAGTAAGGGATTAGATTATTCAGCGGAGGTTATTTCTATGCCTGAAAACGAGGAAATCCCAATTTACCCAATGACTGCAATTGATGAAATTACTAGTAAAACTCCGGATAGTCTTTATAACGGTACTGCAGTAGCGGATATTATCAGAAGTTGTGTGCCTGCGATCAAAGATCCATGGAAGATAAGTAGCACGGACTTAGATGCGATTTTGGTAGCAATTAGGATAGCAACAAATGGAAATGATATGGAGATTGAAACACATTGTCCAAAATGTGATGAAGATTTCAAATATGGAATAAACTTATCCTTTATATTGAATAATTTCGTAGCTGGTGATTATTCCAACCCAATCAATATGGGCGACTTAAAAATTAAATTCAGACCATTGAATTATAAAGAATTAACAGAAAATGCAGTCCGCCAATTTGAAATACAAAAAGCCCTAGCAATGTTAACTGCAATGGATGATGGTCCTGAAAAAGATAAAAAATCAAGCGATTTGTTCAAGACCATTGCATTTAGCACGTTGGACATAATTGCAAGCACCGTTGATTCCATATCAAGTAATGATTTTACTGTAACAGAAAAAGCTTATATTTTAGATTTCCTACAGAATGCAGATAAAAGAATAGTTGAAAAGATTAAAGAAAAAAGCTTGAGCTTAAGAGAAACTACTCAGATGAAACCATTGAATGTTAAATGTGTTGGTTGTGGACATGATTATGACCAGATGTTTACACTCAATGTCAGTGATTTTTTCGTCTAAGGCTTCTATACCTTGACTCCGAGGGTATTGGGAAGCTGATAGACGGAATGGAAAAGGAGTGCAAAGCTATTAAGAAAAACGCACAAAGAATAGCTTGGTATATGCGTGGCTCCGTTAGTTATACAGATGTTTTAAACATGAGTCCAGCAGAAACGGCTTCATTAAATGAAATTATTGAAGAAAACTTAGAAACAACTAAGAAAACAAACATTCCATTCTTTTAAGATGAACTGCGTTCATCTAATCCCTTCGTTATTCACTCACTTCGTTCGTTCATATACTCGGGATTATTATTATTTAGATATTGCCGATTAGAAGCCATGGTAGTGCTATTCAGCACTACCAATGGTAAAGGTACTTGCCATGACCGTCACCCATGTTGTCTATTCCCCACATAACTAGCCCTTTCGCTGTTATGTGCTACCGGTTGCTCTGTAAAGTTTATTGGGACTGTAGTGATAGCCTTAGCCATCAGCAACGCATGTTTCATAGTCGCAAGACAAAGTAAACTATGAACTCATTTAGGGTTCGCTCCACACGATTGCCCTATCGGTATTCCTTAGGATCACTCCTAAGCATACTCCAGATCCGTCAGCACAGCACTACCTGTACGTCCTCAAGGAGGACCGACAACTCGGTCGTCAAATTGTAATTACTTGATTAAATTGAAATTGTTAAAATTGAGTCTGGTGACGTGGTGTCTGTTGATTTGCCTGAATATGCCTTAATGATATCTTTGTTTTGCTTCATGAATGTGTCAAACTCCATAACATACCAATCACCAAATCTTTTACTTCCGTAAAAAAAGAAGTTATCAGTAATCCATGTAAATTTGCATTGTACAGCTACATATCTTCCTATGCGATTAAACTTCATAAAAAGTATGTTGCAATCACCGGGATCTGCAACAGCAAGTAGTTGTTCTAACCAACTATCAAGTACTTTATGTTCTCCATTAAGTAACAAATGAAATGAAAAATCGCTGTAGAATTTACATTCTGCATTAAACTTTGGGAAACTTTCGCCGGGCACTATATCACCCTTAAAGCTACGAATTTGACCCTCATGCAAAATTTGTGTGCGATTTTGGTTCTTGCCTCCTATGTAAGCACCAGAGCCAGGCGCACGAATAAAACTTTCTCCGTACACATCGCTGAGATATTTAGCTATCTCTCGCTCAAATCCTGATCCTTTTGCTTTTTGTGGTGAAGGCATGTGTTTACTTATCATATCAATCGTCTTGTAGATTTTTTAATTGTTCAATAGTGTCTTTGAATGACTTATGATGTATTCCAATACCACCAGCACTACGCCATTCTTCTATATTACTAGTTCTATCATCAATTAATATATCTCCTATCACACAATGAACATGTTTATCTTTACTGAATGGTCCAAAGTGTACAGGTATATTGGGAAAATGCTTATGTGCCCACATTACTTTATCGTAAAATGCCCAATGCACATCGTTGTTTTTTGGTACTGCAGTTAAAAATATTAAGTTATATTTGTTCCATGCGAACTCTCTGCAGAATTCAATAAGTTCATCTGCATAGGATGTTTTATCTAAATCTCTATACAATCTTTCATTGTCACGTAACTTAACCCATTTCTCATCGGGGTAGATACCTTCACTGGGAGGCGCACGTAATACGTCATACGCATATTTGTTAAAGTCTGCTACGACCCCATCCATGTCTATATATAATGTTGATTTCATTCCACGTCCACTGCTGTGTTATAACTTGTAAATCCGTTTTCTTTAATAACTTTTAATACGCTAGGTACTCTTCCCGCTAGTTCTTCTCTGTGTGATACAAGCCAAATAGATTTTTGCCTACGACGGCTCATATCTTTAAGAATAGCAATACTATTCTCAACTCCCATAGTATCAAGTCCACTATCAATCAATTCGTCAATAAACAATGTGTTAATTGGGACATATAAGTTTTCCCAAACATCACGAAAAGCGAAACTTAACCCTAATATCAATCTATTACGTTCACCACGTGATAAATTGTCAAAGTCTAACTCACGACCTAGTTCTGTTATTTCTACACTTAAATCATTTAAAAATATTACTTGATGTGGTAAACCAATTTTGTCAAGATAATGTGTTAACCTTGCATTTAGATAACTTAAATTTTGATCAATAATCTTTTTACGAACAAAACTATCTTTACTAGTTAATAAATCAAGTAAAAACTTTTGATGTTCCATTATTCTAGTAAGTACATTAATATTATTAAAATCAATAGTTTGCAAAGCTTGATTTTCCATATCAG